AACAAGATCTCCGACAGCATATCCCTGACCTGGTTCTATTATTGTAATAGAACCTATTCCTCTTTTTGGTTGCAACTGGAATGTTTCTTCTGCATCTTGGTAGATCAAATCGCAGTATATTGTAGTGTCATCAAAAACACCACTTATGTCCTTAAGATCCAGTTCGGAAATCATATAAGGACTTTGTTTGTGTATTCTGGAAGATATAACAGTCGCTCTGTTCTTCTGAATACCGTTTGCATCCAACTGATAAATCACATTACCCAAAAGTGCTTTTGCTTTGTTTGCATCGAATACTTTTATTTTTATAGTTTTTCTTTCTACCCACTGACCACCAGAGACTTCCATAATCTTGGTTCTTGGGTAGAATATCTCGATTTCCTCATCGAATAAAATTCGAAACAAGAAAGAGAATGATTTCTGTGTTCCTTTTGTTTCGTAAAAGTTCTTTGCTCTCTTTATAAGAGTTTTGATGTTTAATGGTGTTCCTGTTTGCTTATCTACTGTAAGTTCCAGAGGAAAATCAGGAATAAACAAAGTTCTAAATCTATCAATAAGAATTTCTGCTGTTAAGTCTACATCAAAGAAATCTTTCTGAGAGAAAGGAACATAATTTGGATTGTTTGATTGCTCAAGAAACTTGTAGTAATGATTGATAAACGACACAAATTTATCATAATTTTCTCTGACGAAACTTGGTATTTGTGTCGGAACAATATTTGAAAGTTTGTTCTTGAGATAGATTACATCATTTCTGGTTTCAAATTTTACTTTTGTTTCTGAACCAACTATAATCTTGTTTGATTTATTGACAAGATATGCACGAATTGTGTGGTTTCCTTCCAGAAGACCACTTACAGAAAAACGACCGAATAGATCGGTCTTCTCGTGTTTTACTCCGTCAACAACAAACACAACTTTGCTTGTGAACGAAGAGTTTTCAGAAACTTGATAATCAATATAGACTGTATCGGAATACAGTATTGATTTATTAATTGGTCCTTTTATTGTAATCATCTGTTTCTATATGGTATTTGACTTATGTTTACAACCAAAGAAATGTTACTCGGTTGTTCGTGAACAAGATACATCTTTTGTTTTGCAATAATATCAACTTCATCTGGAACACAGAATATACTAATTGGACGATTATCTATTAGTGAACTTGGTTTGAAATTTTTCAGAACTATTTTACCAGTGGTGTAGTCTATTGTTCCTATATTTGAATTTATAGTAATTTTAGATTCACCTGATCTATAGAAGAGAACTATTTTTCCTTCTCCATCATCTTCCAGTTCACAATCTCTGTCCACACCATTTGCATCCAAGTAACCAAATATGTTTGTGCTTACTATAGATTTATAACCATCTTCTGGGTGGAATAAAGCATTTTCATATTTAAACTCATAATTATGTGCTCTTGCATCAAAAATAGGAACAAATCTCTTCTCTATTGAGACTAGTATTTCGTTGCTGATTATATGTGGATCTATTTCCTGAATTGCTGTAGAAAGTTCAGTAGCATAGAAGTCTTTGTCGAAACCATTAAGATTGGTGTCGGTAAAATCATATATTGTTTGTTGTATTTCACTGGTCACACCACCAACACCACCAACAAGTCCGATGGGATCTACCTTCACATTTGCTGTAATGTTCAAATAAAGTATTTCGGGATTGACTATATCCAAACGCACTCCGACCACATTTCTTGTTTTAGTAATTGTGTCGATAATAGTTTGTTTCTCTTGCTGTGAAATGTATGAACCCTGTCTTGGTTTTAGAGAAACAAAAACTTTGCCATATTGTGGTGGTGAGTTTTCCTCTCCACCCCAGCAAATAACATCTTCTATACTGGGGAAATCTTTCAATACTATACTTCTGTAGTCTTCTTTTGTTACTGCTCTATTCTGTGTTGTGTAATTTCTGGTGGCATTAAATCTTATAGATTCTTTGTTTTCGTTTGCTGCTCCTCCAGACGACGGAACAACCACTCTTGTCGAGGAATTGGCAATATTAAGTGGAGATCCAAATATGGTGGTTGCGTTGCTATAACCAATACCATTAGCCGCGGCACCACTAGATTGTAATATTTCTATTCTGATAATATTACCATCCATAAGTCCCTTACCAAGAACTCCATCACCAAAACTTATTTGTAAATAACCATCAGCATTTTCTTCCAAGAAGTAAACCGTGCTGTTTTCTGTTAGATCTGTTATGTTTGTTGCTTCGGTATACTCCACCTGTTCTTGGACGGAGGAATTAGTCTGGACATAAACTCTTAGTGTTGTGGAATCAACATCTTCAAAAGGTATGACAAATTTCTTTTGACTGTTCTGTGAACCAGCAGTATATGAATATTTTCTAAGAGTTCCTTCTACAACTTCTATCGTTCCTGTGGACAATTTTGTAGCAGAACCAGAAGTATACTCAGAAGGAACAAATGCTGCTGCTTCCATTAGATAAAAATCATAACTAACACCTCCACTAGAAGCGGAAACCTTGGTTCCTTTGGGAACCTCTGTCAGAGCAGTATTAGTTGTAGTTATTTCGACTTGACATCTAGCAGATAGAATAGTTCTTGGACGATATGCAAAATGCTTCGCTATAGAAACAATAGAAGATCTCTTGGTGGCACTATCCAAGAACATCTCATTTACTGTCATATTGTTATAAAATGCTTGGTAGTATGTGTTGTATGCCAAAACATCAATAAGAATGCTAAGAGCAGAACCTTCAAAATTATAACCAGCAAACTCGTCTTGGTTTAGCAGGTAGTTTTTAAGATTTTGCTTAATATTTGCAAATTCTATTTCTGTTATTTTTAGATCTTTTAGGTTCATCTATCTCTGGTCAGGATTAAAGAAACAACATCTGTTCCCGACTCTTCTCCTATGATGGTGTATTCTATGGAAACATTAAGAGTATTATCAATTGAACTTAAAAATATATTATCCACTACAATTCTTTGCTCGTATTTCTCAAGAGTTATTTCTAATCTCTGTTTTAATTGCTTTTCCGTCACATAGTTAAAATCTTCAAATAATTGATTTTTTATATTTGGAGAGATGTCATCTACAAATGGTTTTTCGAAAAAGTTCAACATAACCAAAGTCTTCACAGATTGCTTTATTGCCTCTGCGTTTCTTTTGAGTATCAGGTTTCCAGACACAGGATGTGCTTGAAACGAGTAATCTATGTCTGAAACTTTTAATACTTTCTTCATGGTCTTTTATTTATATTACTTATTTTTGATTTGTTGGTGTCCATTTGCCTGGTGGACATTCTATAAATTTAACTGGCAATTCTGGTTGAATTACCTTTATGCTAGAATAAATCTCATTATAGAATTCAGAAAAGGAACCACCATCTTCAAAATCCTTATTTTTCTTTAATTTAGAGGTTGTGAAAAAGGAAATATCTTTAGTGGCCATGACATCTATAGTTTGTCTACTGGAAATTTTTAATTCTTTTTGTGTTCCAAAGAAAGCATTTCCCTGTGAATGTATAGACAGAACACTATTTTTATTTTTCTGCAATCCTTCTACATTACCACAATCAACTGTGACTGAAGTATAACCCTGAAGTCCTAGACTTCCCTGTGACATTAAAGTATTGTCTTTTATAGATCTTATGATACTTCTTTCTGCAACTATGGATAAATCACCCAAAGAAAGAGCACCTTCGCTCAATCCGATGTTGTCTCCTAAAACCAAACACAGTGATTGGTGAGATTCTGCTGTTCCTGCTCCTTCGTATGTTCTCTCTGCTCCGAAATTATATCTTTCTCTTACTGTTTCCTTATTACCACCAGCACCGTATTCTCTTTCTACCAAATTCAAGTAATGTTCTTGTGCTTGTCCCTGAACAAGTTGTCCGAGATTATACACCTTGGTTTCTTTTTTAGAACCCCTCTTGGTCATTTCTAAATTATCAAAATCACCATCAACTCTGACATCTCTATTTCCGCCTACTTCGTTGACTTGATCTCCACCGACGACCACATGCATATGACCAGTGCATTCTAAATTATAATCACCATTAATAAAATGATTGAAATGACCGTGATCCTGACGAATGTTCACATCTCCCTTTTTCAGTTGAATATTGGAATCTCCTTCGTCCATCAACACATTAAGGTGACCCTTTTCTATGTAAATATTAACATTAGCATTCTTACCAATATGAATATCAAAATTTACCGCTTCTTGTTCGCTGTTCTCTAATTCGTCCTTGTTTACAAGTATTTTCAGTGCTTTGTCTATTGTTATATCACAATATCCATCCACATGAACATACTTGTTTCTGAGAATAGAAGTATACGAATCCCGAACAACTTTGATTACTTTATCGCCATTTGGGTGATACTCTTCAAATGTTCCGCTTCTGTGGTTTGTTGTTATTCTTTCGCTGCCTGGAGTATCATCAAATTCAACAACATGACCAGATTCTGTTTCAGTTACTTTGTTATATGGATAAATGGTGACATCTTTAAATCTCTCTGCTTCGTTGCTGCCTTCGCCGTCACTACCTTCACAATTACAAGGTATTTCTCTTGGTTGTATTTCCTTACCTTTAATTTTAGCATATTGAGTAGGGGTTTCGCTCCAACCTTTTCCTTTATTGGTTGGAAGGGTTGGGCCCGAAAATGGTTGACAGTTGATACTAGGAATACCACCACCGCCGCCCTCACCCCCTCCTGCTCCGCCTCCACCCCCTGCTCCGCCGCCACCACCACCACCAGCACCTCGGGATGGAGTTTGCGTAGTTGGTTCTTGTGGTTGTGTTGTTGTTGGTCTTCCTCCTCTGCCACCACCACCTCGACCTCCAGAACTACTACCACCACCAGAACCACCACCTTCTCCAGAACCTTCGCCTGGACCTACGGTGGGAGGAAGAATTGGTGGATCACAATTGTCTAGAAAATCTTCAGCCATTAAATCTCTCCATAAATAGGCTCACCATTTGAGTTGGTTGGCTTTTCTTTTGCTGCTTTATAGTTCTCAAAAGTAGAAGGAAACCAAGTACATTCTATGGAATTGTCACCTATTCCTAGTTTTTTGTTAGTTCCCTTGTTTACTTTCGACTCGTTGGTGACACCGCATTTAAATTTTTTCATGTCAATAGTGGCAATCTTTACACCATCATCCAACAAACCTCCTTTTTCTCTGGAGGTTCTCTTGTAGCCTACTATTGTATTATCTATCTTGTCTTTGTCATTTGTAGCAATAACGGAAAGATCATTAGAAACACCATCATTAAAATTCAAACAACCAAAAGATGCTTGTCTTGGAAATTTTTCTGCTTTGTCGTTGTTAAATTGTGCTCCGTGCTCATCACCCTTTTTATCTTTTCCGTCTGGATATTTTCTGTCTTTTAGTTTATTGGTTGGTTCTTTTTCTAACTGTTCTTCTGTTCTATTATCTCTAAAACTATCACCAAAATTATCAACACTTTTGATTTCTCTGAGATCCTGTTGGATCATATCCATTCCATCCCCACCAGTATCTTCTGGAATATTTCCAGGCATAGAAGCGAGAACCAAAGGATGTTGATGTCCTTCGCCGTCATCCATCCATATACCACACACCCAAGAGCCAGGAACCAAAGATGTAGAAGAACCCACACCAGAAGCAGAAGCGGAGGTGGTTGGTGCTGATACTTGGGCCCAAGGCAAATCTTCAGTTGGAATGTCCTTCTGGAGAGGTGAATGATAGCCAAATATTCTAACACGGACTCTGCCTATTTGCAAAGGATCTTCTCTGTCCTCTACAACACCAAACCAAAATATACCATATCTTTGTTTTTCCATCACTCTTCTCCAATACTATCTTTTATGCAATTAATATCGCAAGTATATTCTAATTTTTGAGATGAATAGTTTCTGATTATGTTGTGTGTTATAGTCGTGACGAGATATTTACCAGAATAAAGAATATCATTACCGTCTTCAGTATCCTGATATGGTCTTGAGATATAAATTGTTTTTCCTGCTGACAACTTATTGAGATCAGAAAACCCAGTAACTTTAAAAAGAACAGCATATTGATTTAATTGTTCCATATTGCTTATTCTAGGAAGCAACCAATCATCTTCTCCACCTATTTTGTTGTTGCAGTTCTTTTGTTCTTTGCAGCAGTGTGAATGTCTATTCTTTGCATAAAATCTTTGATCATATGATCCATTCACATATTCATAAAATTCAGAAGAAGGTTCTACTGTTGGTTGATTGGAAAGATGAGTTTGCTTTGGCCATATTGATGGTAAAAAGAACGAACAAGCAGACCAAATTTTGGAGATAGTATCTAAGGTCATAACAACAGAAGAGTGCATTCCGTTCTGTGCGTTTTGAAATTGATTTCCTTCCCTTGCTTTCATTTCCAGCATAGATCGTCTTGCTGTTTTGAAATTATAATCAGCGTTAAATCCAAAACCAAATGGATCATTTTTGGTGTTAAACGAGGGTTGAGAAAATAGTTTTGCTACACTAGTAAAGTTGTGCTTTCCCTTGAGATCTTGGTAAAAGACATAATTCACATCGCTTGGATTTTCTTCTCTTCTTGCATATGGAGTCAAGAACATTATTTGCTCCACCACAGTTCTGTAAGGAAGAACGAAATTAAATTTCTTGTCAGTAGGCTCTACTGTTTTAAACTTTAAATCAATTTCTTTTCCAAGACTCCGCACCATTTCAGAAATCTTCTTTTGCTTGAAAGATTTGGATATTGTTCTGTTCTCATTCTTAAAAGCAGATTTGTGTGCAAAGAATATCTCAGCCGTCTGCATACTTGTTCCGAACGGAACACCTGGCGTTATTTTATAGATCAAGTAGTCATCAGAATTTATTGTTATTTCTGGTTGATTTGTTTCTCCATCATCTTCT